GACGGCTAAACACGTATGGGATTTATTTACTCACTTTGTGGGTCGGAGCGGGGTTGTATTGGGCGCTAATGGCACTATAATTTATGTATATACCAATTGTAAGCGGTTTAATAGAATTAGGAAATACTTGGGTACAAGGTAAGAATAAAAAAGAGCAGGCAAAAGCAGATGCTCAAGCAAAAGTTATGGTAAGAGCCGCCGAAAAGGAGGCAAACTGGGAAACAATAATGGCTGGACACACTGGCCAGAGTTGGAAGGATGAATGGCTGACAATACTATTTAGTATTCCGATGGTTCTAGCATTCTTTCCCCCTCTTGTAGATGATGTACAGGCAGGATTTACAGCCTTGGAAGCTATGCCTTCTTGGTACCAATATACACTATCCGTAATCGTAGCGGCCTCTTTTGGAATACGCAGCGCAGTCGGGTTCATGAAAGCTAGGAAAAAATGAATAGAAAACAACTTTTTAGACAGTTAAGAATTGACGAAGGTGTGAGGTATGAAATATATCAAGACCACCTTGGTTATCTAACATTTGGAGTAGGACACCTTATTACTGACTCAGATCCTGAGAGTGGCAAGCCTATTGGTACTCGTGTATCTGAGGAAAGAGTAATTGATGCTCTTAAACAAGATGTTGATAATGCAATATGGGATTGTGATATAGTGTTCGGAGTAAGTAAGTTTCGAGAACTGCCAGGCCCTGTCCAAGAAGTTGTTGTAAATATGATGTTTAATCTAGGTCGCCCTAGGTTTTCGCAATTTGTTAAGTTTATTGCGGCTCTCAATGAGAGAAACTGGAACAAAGCAGCGAAAGAGGGTCGAGACTCACTATGGTACCATCAAGTGAAGAATCGAGCCGAAAGATTAATGAGTAGACTAGAAAATATATCTTGACTTCTCTTTCGCTTTCTTTTATAATATACTTTCAGATGGGAGTATTGCATTGAATTTATTTTATTTAGACGAAGATTTAGACAAATGTGCAGAAGCGCATGTCGATAAGCATGTAAACAAGATGATACTCGAAGCAGCACAGCTATTATGCACTGCTATCTGGGTAGATACACTTCTCGGCTTTGTACCTCGTGCTCTTGAAAAAGATGAGGCTGCAGTGCTGAACGAATACAAAAAGGCTGAGAAACCTCTCAAGCCCGAAGAACGACAACTCACACCTTATCTTGGCATGATGTACAATCATCCTTGCACGATATGGACACGATCATCTTTAGACAACTATGAGTGGACATGGTGTTATGCCCATGCTCTAGCGGAGGAATTTAGATATAGATATGGAAAGGAACACAAATCCTTTTGGCAAGTCATCAACAAACTGCCCGAACCAGTCAACATTAAACGAGTTGGTTTTACCACGTTTGGACTTGCGATGCCTGAAATACTCAAAGACTATGACAATCCTATACAGTCTTATCGTGACTATTATCATCTTGATAAGGCAACCTTCGCATCCTGGTCACATCGAGAGCGTCCCAGTTGGTGGGATGAGTCTCTTGCTGACTACGAAAAGAGGATCACCGCAAAATGATAAATAAAGGAAACGCGATCTGCGAAACCTGCCAAGGGAAGGTATCGACAACGTATCAAAGAAGGAACGTTCCTTTGTCAGACGGCTCAGCCACAGTACCAAATGTGCTAGTTGGAGTCTGTGACACTTGCGACGAAGTTGTTACTCTACCACATAAGTCAGTGCCTAGAGTAAGTCAGTTTGTACAATACGAAAAGAGGATTACCGCAAAATGATAAATAAAGCAGAACTAAGGGCCATACGAGGCCAAATGATGAGCACTATGTACGAAGTGGAGTGGCTAACTAAAACAGTAAGCGTATCTGTAGGAGCAACTGAGCCTTTCGGCAAGGTTAGTGACATAGAAACTGTTGGTCGTAGGTTTGAACGATCCTACGGCGTTACTCTAGAACAGTTTGATGCTTGGATTGAGGAGGCTCCGAATGGATGATGTTTGTCCTGTTTGTGGAGAAATTATGACAGGAGGGGATAGCTTTGGCATTCCTTCCCACTGTTCAAATGCCTCAGAAGAGAAGTGGTGGTATTCTCCTCAAGATAGTGGGCCTTGGTATTGCGAGCCAGAAGATGAATAATCTTGAGATAGCGGTTACTACAATTGTAGTTCTAGTGTTTATAGGGATACTGACTTGGGTTTATTCAGAGGACGACTAAGAAGGGGTTTTGGTAAATGGAACATCAACAAAGAGTAAGGCAGCGGCAACAAAATCAGCGACGTCAATGGCAAACTAACGAGGTCATGAGTGAGGAACCTAAAAAGGTAGACCTAACAAAACCCATCTGGCTGCCAAACGATCCAGACCCTCAAGGTCTAAGGAAGTGTAAAGATGACTGATTATCAGCTGGCTTGGATAGCGGTAATTGGATGGATAGCAGTCACATTAGCAGTACAATACTACGGGAGTACAAAACGATGAAAGTAACTGAGATAACAGTACGAAATGCAGACAACGGATTCATTCTTGAGTGGTACGACGAAGAAAGCAGGATTACAATTCACAACACGATGAATGAGGTGCTGTCTGCAATCAGCGCGTTGCTATGGAAGGAGTAAAGTATGACGGCAAAAAGCCGGATATGTACCTCTTACCACCCCTAGCCACGCTAGAAGTAGGTAAGGTACTAACTTACGGAGCTAATAAGTACTCTCCTGATAATTGGAAAAATCTAGACTCTCTGCAAGAGCGGTATACAAGTGCAGCTATGCGCCACCTTCTTGCACATATGAGCGGTGAAGAGAACGACGAAGAAACAGATATGTCTCATCTAGCACATGCTATTTGTTGCTTACTATTTAAACTGGAGGATCAATTAAGTGGCGAAAGTAAAGAAGAAGGACTACGAGAACCTGTCATCATCGAATATACAGAAAGTGATAACCCTCTTGAATCCAGTTACGGATGGCATGAAACCTATTACCAAGAAGGAAGCGTGTGAGGTATTAAATATATCTTATAATACAGCACGGCTTCAGAGAATTATTGATGATTACGAAGATAAAATTAGCTATATCGAAACACGTAAGAGACAAAATCGAGGCAAAGCAGCTTCAAATGTTGAGATTGGCGAAGCAGTTACAGGGTATCTCCGAGGAGAAAGCGTTGCAGAAGTCGCAAAAGGAATGTACCGATCCCCAGGATTTGTTAAAGGAATACTCGATCGAGTCGGGGTTCCTCAATTCTCACGGGGAGACGACGATGAAATTAACTGCGACTATATCCCAGAAGAATGTGTCGCAGAAACCTTCTCCAAAGGAGAAATAGTCTGGTCTGCAAAGCACCATAAAACAGCTATCATTGAGGAGGAATTCTCAGTAGACTACCAAGCAGAGAAACCCGGGCTTAGTGATGTAAACTATGAGAATAAGTACTCCAGCAAATGTTACTCTATATGGATAGTAGAGGAAATAGATAACAGCAAAGAGATGTGGACTAGCGTAGAGATGGGCGGTTACAAGGCTTTTTCCCTCGCATATGATTTGGGCAAGCTTACTCATCTGGAGAAGTACGGGGTAAACTTATCACGTATCTAAAAATAATTCTTGACTTCTTTTGGTCAATCCGTTATAATATGTATTCAAAAGTGATGAAAGGCATAAAAAATGTCTGACAGATTTTATCAGCAACAACTCAAAGCAACTGGCGACTGTCCAGGTGCAAAACTAACTCAAAAAAGAAGGAAGCGTAAAATGGCGTGGGACGACGACAAGAAAGCACAGGCTGTATCTATGTACGAAGCAGCTCAACCTACCCCCGAAAATTCAATGGAGATTGTAAAAGAAATCGCCACCGAGCTTGACGAGTCACCTAACGGTGTTCGTATGATTCTTACCAAAGCAGAAGTCTACGTAAAGAAGGCTCCTGCTGCTGGTAAAGCACAAGCCTCTGGTGGAGCAGGTGGTACCCGAGTATCAAAGCAAGCCGCACAGGATGCCTTGGTAGCCGCTATCACCGATGCTGGTCAAGAAGTAGACGAGGAGATCGTAAGCAAATTGACTGGTAAAGCAGCCCAGTATTTTACTGGAGTGCTGAGCGCAATCAATGCCGCGTAATTAAGCGCATTGGACTAGAGAGTGAGTTACCTCATTTTGCATCTTTCTAGTATTATCAAAGTGGGCGGTACGGCATCCGTAGGGCGTGTCGGTCGATAAAAGAAGGGGCTAATACCCCAGCCCTACCTTAACCTCCACAGCTACTAGCCTGGGGGCTTTTTCATATATACTTTTTGATTATGTACGGTAAAAGATTTTGCTAACCTTATATCAAAAGGAGTACCAATGAAAAAGGAAGACCTAGCAAATCTAATACGTGAGTACGGCGATGCCATTATTACGTATAGAAGTGAGAAATCAAATAAGCTAAAATACAACGTATGTACTCTAGACTTTAGTACTAACTACATACAGAATAAGAAAAACAGAGCTAAAGAATCTGATGCAACCCTTCTAACTTTTTGCTGGGACACGGACTCTTATCGTCTATTAAAACCTGCTAATGTTACTAGTGTAGTTCCTCTGGCTTCCATTCTTAAAAATGGAGATAGATGATGGACTTGCAGGAATCTACTGACGTATATGAGAGGCTATTACACTACGATGAAGTAAAAGAAATGCAGTTTAGACTTACTATAAACGTGTTTCGTGGAGTAGAGTACCTTAGCATTAGGAAATACTATCTAACCTTTGATGAAGAGTGGATGCCCACAAAAGAGGGCGTATCAATGCCCCTGGACTTCAATAATAGTCGAGAGTTGTTTTCTGGCCTGGTGGAGATTCTGTCCTTGGCAGAAAGCAAAGATATTCTAGAA